AGCACCAATGTTACCGAACTGATCGGCACACATATAAACTTCAAAGTTTGTAGTATCCTGGGATCTATATGCCTGGGTATCTTTATTCCACTGTGCCATTTGTTTATCCTGTTACTGGAGTATTGTCCTTGTCGTGTCTTTGATATGCTGCAGGAGTTCTTGGGGTGTTATCAGAGTTTCTTGCCTGATAAGTTCCAGGTGTTCTGGTTGAATTATCGGAATTGCGAGCAACATAATCGCCATTCCAATCTTTGTAGTCAATCTGAGTCCAACCCTCAGTACCATCAAATACCGAGACATCTACAGATGTTGGTTGGGTTGGTTCTTGAACATTATCTTTATCGTATCTTATATATGACATTAGCAGTTCCACGCTCTGAGTGATTTATTGATTCTGCTATCTGGATCTCTAGCAGTCTTCTTACTAGTTAGTTTAGACTTCATGCCTTTCATTCTAGCGCAGAAGGATGCCCTCCTGGGATTTCCAACCTTCTTGCTTGGTGCTTTAAGGTCAGATCCAGGATTCTCTCTCTCATAAGATTTTCTTCCTTTTTCGTTGAGTCCGCCGGAGGGATTTTTTCCTGATTTTTTAGTCCATGCGGCTGCTTCGTTTGTTGGTTCTGCGGTTGCGTTGTTCTCCCAATAGGTTGGTCCGTATGCACATTCGGACTTGGTTTCCATTTTCTTACACTTGGGGCAGTATCGCTTCTCTGCTCCTTCGGTGAAGTGGACATGTTCGTTCTTGGCAGTCCTCGCCGCCTTCTTGAAAGCATCCTTTGCTGGATAATCTTCTTCTCCAGGTCTAGCAGGACGCTCTCCTCTCTTACGCTTAGCGTGGATGTTTGCATAGAGACCACGCTTTGCTTCAGATATTTCTCTAAATTCTTTATAATCCTTCATTATAAACGACGAGGGTTTACCTATCTATTTATCGTTACCCATCTGTTTAAGCATCTTCTGAAGTTCAGATGTACTACCAACAAACATAGCATTTGTGACATTCGTAGGTCCTTTTGATTTTTCCTCTGAAATGTCCTTCATTTTCTTCTGTAGGTCAACTAACTTATCCGAGATGTCTGCAACGTTCTTAATGAGGTTGCCAGCGACCTCATACGCTCTTGGATGATCAGAGTTCTGTGCTACGTCTAAGATACCATTGATTGCTTCTTGACCTTTCTCTATAAGATTATAGAGTTGACCCCTGGTATACTCATAATCATTTTCAAGATCTTTTGCTGAAGTTACTGTTTTAATTTCTTTAGTAGTTTCCTCAGCTTTTTCAATTGCAGAATCAACGTTGAATGCTTTATCTAGATTTTCAAATGTATCTGACATAATTAAAACTCAGTCCAGGTTTCATTAAATCCAAAGTTGTCGTCTGGTTCTACATATGCATCATCAAGTGAATTGATGATTGAGAATTTATGATCAACACCAGTGCCTTGTGATGTTAAATCCACACCAAGACCTCTTTGTGCATTATATTTGGTTGATGCAACTCTAAAGTTGTCGTTATCAATCTTAATCATATAATATTCTTGTAAATCTGTGAGACCACCAATTGCATCACCATTTGGATCTGCTCTATACGTTACAAAATCTCCAGTAACAAAACCATGATTGGTTAGTGTAATTGTATTGCTGTTAATATTTACATCGGCAAAACCAATACCAGTTCCGTCTTGGTTATAGTCTTCAAGTGCAGCAGGAGTTGCACTATATCTGACATAACGAGATCCAGCGTTAATTGCAGTTCCAATATCAACATTGACAGTTCTAATAATATCTTGAGTTGCAACTGGACCGTATAGGTAAGTTTTTGCTACAAAGTTAAGAGTGTGAATGAGTGCTCTTCTCTGTCTAAAATCGCCCTCATAGTCATCTTGAATACTAACATTATTAAGAATAATAGGAATATCTTTTACTTCGTTTGTAGTCTCTACTAACTTAACTGAGATATTAAATACTGGTTGAAAATATGGGAGAATCTGTTCTAGGATTTGAACCGAATCATCATTATTTTTGCTGATGATACTTAATTCAAAATCAATGTTATATGGTACAGGAGAATATTGTTTATAGACTGCTTTTGTGTCACCAGACTTTGGTGTGGTGCAGATATTTACTGGACTTAACTTTCTAGATGCATCATATGAAATTCCCTTCATTTCAAAGGCAATTCTAGGAAGTTGAATCTGCGCCTCTGCTCTACCATCTAGTTGTGGTTCTGCATCTAATCTTGCAAGAAACTTTTCTCTAGGTCCATATGCAAGAGGAACCTTAATTGTTTGAACAATATTGCCAGATTTATCCGTTCTCCTCAACTCAATGTTGTTAAAGAGAGTACCAAATCCAACAATAGTTTTACGAATAATTTCGTGATAAAAATGTGTACCTAACATTAGAAGACTCCCATGTCACCATATTCACCGAATGGATTAGTTTCAGTCCAGTCAAGAATCTTGTCTGCTTCAACTTCAAAGTAATCGTTTTCAGCTTCTGGATCGTTTTCGTTTTCGATTGAACTAAACGTATTTATCGTCCATGCAGCACCACTTGTTAAACCTACAATAGTATCTCCGTCAGTAAATTTACCGTCAATGTCAATAAGTTCTAACTCTTTGTTTGTAGTATCGAATCTGGTAACTTTTGCGTTTGTTTCTTCTGGGGAATAATCGAGAGTTACAGTTGGTGCTGATGTGTAACCAGAACCAAAATCGGTTACTGTGATATTCACAACTCTATCGGAAACTAAAGTAGCTGTACCTGTTGCTTGAGTTCCTCCAGTAGCTTGAGGTGCAGAAAATTTAACTAGTGGTGTGGTAGTATAACCAGAACCATTATTAGTTACGGTCACCGAACCGACAGAACTTCCAACTAAAGTAGCAGTTGCAGTAGCAGTTTTTGAAGTTGAAGTTACCAATTCATGGAATTCAAAGTTTCCAGTTCCACCGTCTTCTAGATAAAGAACCTGACTATATCCAATCTCTCTAGTGATCTTATCAATCTCCTCAACACCAGTTTCGAGTCTTTCGCCACTGTACTCCATCAACTCAGCAACTAGTCCATAAGTTTGGATAGCATCCAGTTGTCTAAATGGTTTTTCGTGTTCTACAAACTTAATCTGGAATAATTGCTCCGTAAGTGGTAAATAAATTACATCACCTTCATTGGGTCTAAAGTTTGATACAAGATTATTTGAAGAAGCGATGAGATCTTCCCAACGTCTCTTAGCAACAATAAATGTTGCTTCGTCTGTAATTCTTACACCAAACTTAGTGAGTAGAGAACCATCCCCCTCAAATCCTTCATAGTTGGAGATGTACATTTCGATCATATAGTTTTCATCAAATTTCGAAAGAACATCCTCGGTGAAGAGATCATCCTCCTTAACTATTTCTCTTGGTAGATAATAAACATCATGACCGTATATCTTCAAAGACTCAATAATTAAGTCCTCTACGAGTCTTTGTTCGGAAGCAGTACCACCAGAGAAGTAAACGTTCTTAGCCATATCATCCTACAAAATCAAGGGGTGGTAATTCATATGTACTTAGCATCTTGCTTTCTAATTTTTCTAATTCAGCAAGAGCATCATCATATAATTGTCTGCCATTAAATTCAACTCCGCCTGGCATCTTGATACCAGTGAACTTAATTAAATTCTGACCCCACTGTTTTTTAATAAGAGATGTAAGATATTCCTTTACAAATCTTTCGTTATAAATTTTAGTAAAATCGTTTGGATCTAATGCTCTATAACAATCTATCACAATGTAATCGTTTACCGCTACTCTATTCCAGTCTACATCCAGATAAAGTTTGTTTTGAACTTTGTTGTATCTAATTGGTTTCTGTCCCTCAAGCAAGAACTCCAGAGTCTGGATGTATTGCATCGTCATCTCCAGATTCAAGATGTCGTATGCATAGAAGTTATAAAAATCGTTTAGGAAAAACTGATACCTAAATCCAAACATATTGTTGACATATGTATTTGATATCGGAAGAATTCCTTGGATACCAATAATATGATCTGGTACAGTCAAGTATCCTCTACCTTCTTCAAAATTTAAAGTTTTTGCAGCAGGAGTCGCACCTAAATTTGTATCTGTTGCACTAGATGTTGTATTTCTGTCGGAACCATTATCGATATCATCTTGCGTGATTTTATACTTTAAGTATACACGCTCGACTCCATCGTAAACCCTTTCATTGAAAAGTTGAATAGTATCGTCTATGAGATCTTCTATTTGATCATCATCGACGTTAATTTCAATGACTGGTTTACCAAGTTTGCGTAAGCAATACTCTTTAAGTTGTGACCTGCTGCTTGGTTTTGCCATTATTTTGTTTTACGGATGGTTTTTCATCATAATCTCCACCATCATTTACTGTTTCACCTGAGTTCTGCAGTTGTTGAACTAAAGAACTCAGGTACATCACCCTAGATTCCAACATCACATTTTGTTGTGTGAGTTGACTAATCTTATTATTCATTACTTGAATTAATGTGTTCGCTTCATCAGGACTCATAATTACCTCATTTTTAACTATTTATCAGTAGGTGCCACCGTCGATTGTTGTTGTCCAAAGAGGAATACCACTTGCATCAACTGTCAAGATTTGGTATGAAGTGGTAGCATCAGAAGTACCAGCAGCTTCAGTTCTGGTAAGTCTCTTGTACTGATCAAAGAATGGAATACCCTTATCAGTACCCATCTCTAGTTTTACAGTATCAAAGTATGCTTTACCAACAGTACCAGAGAATACTTGTGAAGTGTTGGTTGCTTCTGGAATGTATGTGAAGTAGTAGTTAACTACATCTTCAGAAATACCAGACTCATCGTATCCGAAGAAACCTTGCTTGAGACTACCATTAAAGTACTTAAACTCAATACCACGATCCTTGTTATCATCAGCACCTTGAGTAAAGGTTAGGATTTTTGGTGCAGTATTTGTACTTGCTGCAATACCAGCAGTCAAGTTTGCACTAAGAGTAATTGTCTTAGTGCCAGTATCAATAGACTGAATGGTAGTACCACCAGGAATTCCAGCATTACCAGAAACAATATCACCTACGTTTAGACCCTCAACATCGTCAAGAACGACATCTGCTTGACCACTATTTGCAGCGGATACAACTGTCTTTTCACTGATGCTGTCTCCTAGAGTAAAGACAGGATCATTGATTGTCATCTGGGTGGAGTTGACGGTTGTGGTAGTACCAGAAACTTGTAGGTTACCACGAACAACAACATTACCACCAGAATCGCCACCAGAGGGGAATGGATCAATAGTGATTGTTTGAGCACTAGCGTTATCGCTGTAGATTGTTGATCCAACAATTCTTAGATCACCAAATTCAACTTCAGTTCCTGCATTACCTCAGGGTAGGCTTGTTGCAGCACCAAAT